ATACCTCTACAGAACAGATGTTCTATCGGGTATCTTTACAACAAAGACATCAACACTCTTGAAGAAGTAAAAGAAGATGTAAAAGCTATTTTTTCTGACTACAATCTAGAGCCTAGTGAAGATACAAACTCTTTTTCTTTTAGTAACTATTACAAAAAGATTAACTACACAGATCATATCTCTTACAACGGCAATGCTTCTTTTTTCTTAGAACCGTTAGAGGCTTTAACTTTCGGAATGGCTAACGCATTTCTCCTAAACTCTATGAATGTCATAGATGGTGGAATGTCATTAGAAGAAGCAAATAGAGAATATGTTACTGTAGTATCTCAGTGTGAAAAAATAATAATGATGCATTACTTTGCAGGTTCTAAGTATAACACAAAGTTCTGGGACTATGCTAGAGAGCGTGGAGAGGCTTGTATGTCTTATGCTAAGTATGACCAAGCCTTTATTGACATGATATCTTCAGCACAAGATGCAGGTCCATTTGGTACATATCCTGAAAAGATTGTAGGACCAACAGCAATGACAAAAGAAATGGCTCACTTACAGAATATATGGTGGACAGGTTCTTTTGTACAAAACTTAAATGGCTTGGGCATAAGAGATAGACTAGAGCAAACTCTTGGTATCACAAAACCTGAAGCAATAGCAGCAGAGTAATGGCAACCCTAGAGCAAATTAAACAGGCAGCAGAGACTGACCTAGTTACATTTATTAGGTTAGTTGCACCTGAACAAGTTCTAGGCCAGTGTCACGAAGACGTTTGTAACTGGTGGACACGTGAGGATGCCAAGTCTCACCAGCTACTTCTCTTCCCACGTGACCACGGTAAGTCAAGATTAATTGCCTATCGTGTCGCTTGGGAGTTGACAAAGAACCCAACTTTGCGTATACTATACATATCTGCTACCGCTAACTTAGCAGAAAAACAGCTTGGGTTTATCAAGGGTATCCTCACCTCAGAGATATACCGTCGGTATTGGCCTGATCATGTTCATGCTGACGAAGGTAAGCGTACCAGATGGACTAACTCAGAGATCATGTTAGACCATCCACTACGGAGGAAAGAAAATGTTAGAGACCCTTCGGTCTTCACTGGTGGCCTTACTACGTCACTTACAGGACTTCATTGCGATATTGCTGTCTTGGACGATGTCGTTGTGTACGAAAATGCTTACACAGGCGAAGGACGCAATAAAGTTAAGAGTCAATACTCTCTTCTCTCGTCTATCGAAGGTGCTGATGCGAAAGAATGGGTCGTAGGTACACGCTACCATCCTGCTGATCTATACAACGATTTGTTGCAAATGGTCGAGGATCAATACGACGACAAGGGAGAAAAGGTAGGCGAAGATAACATCTATGAAATCTTCGAGAAACCTGTAGAAAATAACGGTGACGGAACTGGTGAGTTCCTATGGCCTCGTAGTCAACGCAAGGACGGTAAGTGGTTCGGCTTTGACATGAAGATTCTAGCTAAGAAACGTGGTCAGTATTTAGACAAGGGACAGTTCAGAGCACAGTACTACAACGATCCCTCCGATCCTGACAACGTACCTGTAAGTCCTGACAAGTTCCAATACTATGACCGTAAGCATATCCGTGAGGACAATGGATACACGTATTACAGAGATCGTAGGCTCAACGTCTTCGCTGCGGTGGACTTTGCTTTTAGTCTATCTAAACGTGCTGATTACACAGCTATTGTAGTGGTAGGAATAGATGCAGAAAACAACATCTACGTCTTGGACATCGACAGATTCAGGACTGACAGAATATCTGAGTACTTCGACCACATCCTACACCTATCCAACAAGTGGTCCTTCAGAAAACTCAGAGCAGAAACGACTGTTGCACAAATGGCAATCGTCCGACAGCTTAAAGAACTTATCAAGCAACATGGACTTGCCGTAAGCATCGACGAGTTCCGTCCTAACAAAAGTCAAGGTAATAAGCAAGAACGTATCTCTGCTGTCTTAGAACCTCGATATGATAACATGAGTATCTGGCACTACCGTGGTGGTAACTCGCAAGTACTAGAAGAAGAACTATCATCACGTAACCCTGCACATGATGACGTGATAGATGCTTTAGCTTCAGTCGTAGACATGGCTGTCAAACCTGCACGTTCAGTCCGTCGTCAAAAAGATAATGTAGTGCAATTTAACTCAAGATTCGGTGGAGTTTCCTTCTAATGGCTGGAACAACTATTGACATTGATCAGCTAATTGAGCCTCACGCTTTAGCGTCGGACATTGCTGATCGTTGGACAACGTGGAATAATGCACGTCAAAATAAAATTGAAGAGTGGAAAGAACTCCGTAATTACATTTACGCAACGGATACTCGCACAACTTCAAACAGTAAACTACCTTGGACCAATAGTACAACTACACCCAAGCTAACACAGATTGCAGACAACCTACACGCAAACTACTTCTCAGCTTTATTCCCCCAGCAGAAGTGGTTCAAGTTCGAAGCGCATGATCCTGACGCTAATGTTAAGAGTAAGCGTAATGTTATCCAAGCGTACATGGAAAACAAAGTACGTCAGTCTGACTTTGAAAACACAGTGAGTAAACTGATCAATGACTACATCCAGTACGGTAACTGTTTCGCCACAGTTGACTTCTCCAGAGATTACACTGAGTACGACGACGGAGAACGTATTGTCAACTATATTGGACCTAAACTTGTCCGTATCAGTCCCTTTGACATCTGCTTTAACCCAATGGCCCCAAACTTCGGAGATAGTCCTAAAGTTGTCCGTTCTATTCTGACACTTGGGGAAATCGCTCGTAAGGTTGAAGAGACTTCTGATAACAAGTACATGCAGGAAGTACTTGACAAAATGTTGGCCAACCGTTCAGCTATGTCAGGTCAAGAGGTAGACGTAGATAAATCACAGGCTTACACAGCAGATGGTTTCGCTACACTTACAGAATACTACGAGTCGAACTACGTAGAACTACTAACCTTCTACGGTGACATCTACGACTCAGAGTCTAACAAGTTCCACAAGAATCGTATCATCACAGTAGTTGATCGCTCATACGTTCTACTAAACGAACAGAACCCAAGCTGGCTAGGCAAGGCTTCTATCTTCCACGCTGGCTGGCGTGAGCGTCCTGACAACCTATACGCTATGGGTCCACTAGATAACCTTGTCGGTATGCAGTACCGCATTGACCATCTAGAAAACCTAAAGGCTGATGTCTTCGATCAGATTGCATACCCGATCATCAAGATTCGTGGTGACGTAGAGGACTTTGACTTCGAACCTGCCGCACGTATCTACATGGGTGAAGAGGGTGACGTAGGTTACCTAGCCCCTGATACTACAGCATTGAACGCAGACTTTCAGATTCAGAACCTAGAAAACAAAATGGAAATGTTGGCAGGTGCTCCACGTGAAGCTATGGGTATCCGTAGTGCAGGTGAGAAGACAGCCTTTGAAGTGCAGCAGTTGATGACAGCCGCTGGTCGTATCTTCCAACACAAGACAGCCCACTTCGAGCGTGTGTTCCTAGAGCCTATCCTTAACGCTATGCTTGAAGCTGCACGTCGTAACATGGACTACGCTGATACTATCCGTGTACTAAACGACGACACAGGTCTATTCTTCTTTGAACAAATTACAAAAGAAGACATCATGGCTAACGGTAAGATCGTTCCTATGGGTGCTCGTCACTATGCAGAACGTGCTAACCGAATCCAGAACTTGACACAACTATATCAGTTGAAGTTGTCAGACCCAACTATGGCGGCCCACTTGTCAGGTAAAGAGTTCGCTCGTCTTCTAGCAGATGAACTAGGCGAACCCGCACTATTCGCAGAGAACATTACTGTAACAGAACAGATGGAAACTCAGCGTGTAGCAACTGAAGCACAAGTTCAGTTCGAAGAAGAACAGATGGTAGCAGAAGAGTTAGGATTATAATATGCCATATCAAAACGGAACAAAGATGCCTTATGGTACAGGTGCTAAGAAGAAGCCACCAGTAACAACCAAGACATCTGTTGTCATCAAAAACCAAGTTAAATGTCAGTGCGGATGTGGAGGCTAACATGGGTTACGGAATGAAAAAACCAACCAAGAAAAATAAACCAATCAAAAAGAAATAAATGAAATCCCACTGGTTCAAACAATGTAAGACGAAGGAAGACAAGGAAAAGGTTCGCCAGAACGTCCTGTCTAACCAAGATTCACTCCTTCGTCTTGAAGTGATTCTTGAGTCTCTACTCAAGGAAACCCCATCGACAGCCGACTACGATAGTCCGTCATGGGCCTACAAAGAAGCTGATCGTATCGGCTATAATCGTGCACTTAACCAAGTGCTTGACATCATCAATCTAGATAAGGAATAACTTATGGTATTTTCTGACAGTGCTGCAACCGCACAGACTGAGCAGGTAACAGAGCAGACGCAAACTGAAACCACACCACAGGAATCTTTTTTGCAGAAACTCGTAGAGGCAAAGGGAGAGAACTGGAAAGACCCTGAAGTCCTCGCTAAAGGTAAACTCGAAGCAGATGGCTACATCAAAACTCTTGAAGAGCAACTAGCCGCCATGCGAGAGGATATGAAGAAGCGAGACTATCAAGCCGAGATTCTCGACCAGTTGCAGAACAAGGCTACTGACTCTGCCACAGTAGATACTGCAACGCCTAATAATATTGGCAGCACAGAGACACAGAACACCACTGCAAGTCTTAGTGAGAACGATCTTGAAAGCCTTGTTGAAAAGACACTGGTCAAACGTGAACAGGACTCTGTCATTAAACAGAACCTAGCACAAGTAGATCAAGAGTTAGTTAGTTCTTTCGGTACTGAAGCGGAAGCAACAGTCCGAAATAAGGCACAGGAACTAGGTATGTCAATGGATCGTCTACGTGATATTGCAGCCGAATCTCCTTCTGCTTTCTTTACTCTTATCGGTCAACCACAGAAAACCTTTAGCCCTATGGTTCAAGGCTCTGTCCGTACCGAAGGTGTTAATATGCAAGCCTCGAACACACGTGACTGGCAATATTACCAGAAGCTGCGTCGAGAAAACCCTAACCAATACTACTCACCCAAGGTCCAACAACAGATGATTCAGGACCGAATGAACATGGGTGACAAGTTCGGAAACACTTAGAAAGGACTAGCAAATGGCTGGTATGATTTCCTCTAACACGGACATGCAGCGTCTGATCCGTGCTGAGGTTTACTCCTCAGAACTAAAAGAAATCCTACGTGACGAAATGATGGCACAGTCTGTCGTTCGTATGTTGGATGGATTCCCAGATGGTGACACATTCACTATCCCAACAATCGGTGAAACAGTTGTAAACACATACACTGAAGATACAGCTGTAACATACGATCCACTAGATACAGCTGAGTTCCAGTTCACTATCGACAAGTACCTACAATCAGGTTCATACATCACGAAGAAAGCTGCACAGGATTCGTTCTACAGTGCACAGCTTGAATCACGTTTTGTTCCAGAACAAGCACGTGCAATTATGGAGCACTTCGAAGCTACTACTATGGCTGCACCAGAAGTTGGTGTCACTGCAAACTCTTCTGAAACAGTTGATGGCGCAGCACACCGCATCTCAGGTGGTAACGGCGGTAAACTAGAACTTGAAGATTTCGCATTTGCTCGTTATGCATTGAAGAAATCTAAAGTTGCTGACCGTGCGTTGGTTGCTGTTGTTGACCCATCAGTAGAATACCAGTTGAACACACTGACAAACATTGTCAACGTGTCTAACAACCCAATGTGGGAAGGTATTGTACGTGACGGTATCGCAACAGGTATGCGCTTCGTGGCAAACGTATACGGCTTTGACGTATATACTTCAAACTACTTGAAGAACGACGTTGCAGATACTGCTCTAGCAGAACGTGACGGTACAACAACCAATGACTTC